CTGAATAGCTATCCTGAGCCACGCTTCGTTCTACCAGCACGAAACGATGATCGACTGCTGCAAACCTACGCGCCACTTGACACGCCTCAACGTTTTCTTCTGAGTCGTTGCGGCTCATCAGGACAAAGCACCGCCAGTCGGTCGAGCTGTTCACCTGTATGCAGGCCAACGTGCTTCGCAAACATGTCGGGTTCTTGTAGCTGGCTACTCCAATATCAAGACGCCTCACGATTGCACCTTCCAATCTGCCGGGTCTTGCCAGTTCGTAACCGGATGGTCGTCAGGATTCTCTTTCGACCATGCCGCGTTTGGCATGTTGATTACCAGCGCCTCAGTGTCTCCGTAGTTGTAGAGAGCGCACAAAACACCAGCCTTGACTATCACCGGCTCGTTTCTCGAGTGAATCAACGTCAGGTCCGCGTCTACCGTTTCACCATCGGGAGCGGTCAGCTTACCCGCTCTCTTGGTCACTATCCTGACGTTACCAGATATTACATGGAATCGGCCCTCGCGCACCATGTGCAAGTGTGGACCCTTGCGAGTCCGTGGGGCAATGGCTGTTACATAGATCTGAGCCGGTGCCAAGTCCGGTTTATCCAGTTCGTTCCACACTGGTAATATCCAGCCGTTCGGATTCCCGTCGCTGTCAAATGTCGGAATCTTAGGCATCCTTCGCCGCCTTTCTCTCTGCCGCGTCTTTCAGTTTCTTCGCCTGCATCCGGTCCCAGTATCGGTCCATCAGGTCCCCCAGTGTCGTCGGTTTCATTCTTCGATGTACCCTTTCCACAGCAAATACAAGATGACCATTCCCACCATTGCCGCTATCAGTTTCACGCCGGCCGCCGGTACCAATTGCTCGAAATCTGCTTAAACCCAACCGCCGTCAGCAGCGGGTCCCAGTCGTGCTCAAAACGGTCATTGACGGCAAGGTGCATGGGAATGCTGCCGTCCGGACCTGAGCCGCACGCAAAGGCGTTCTGCGCACAGAACAGACCCCCCGGCTTCAAGGCTGCAAAGATGGCACGCACCCAAGCTTCCACGTTTGGCACGTGCTCCAGAAAGTCGAGAGAGCAGATAGCGTCGTATTCGCCGCCGGTCGGCATGGTCCATCCGTTGCTGGTGTCTGTCACCAGTTGAGTTCCAGTGTTGCGCCAATGCCGAAACGCTGCGTAATCCGCCGTCCTGCTGACCTCCAGATCGTGATACACAGCATCGAAGCCTCCCTCGTGCAACGCCAGCGTCAGGTCTCCGATGCCATCTCCAAGCGCCAACACGCAAGAGCATCTAGGCTCAACCTTCAGCCGCTCTACGATACCTTTGCACATGCCGGTGTAGTTGAAGCCTGGATCCTCGTGATACGCCGAAAGCTCCCAGATGTAAGCTTCAGTGGTCCGGTACCAGTTCAGCAGCGCGTAGTCGCCCTGCGGATTGGCCTTGCGAAAGTCATCGGCTACGGCGTTGTGCAGAGCGCCAAAGCCCTCGCCTAGCTTCCCCTTTGCTTGGTCCAGCGTGATTCCAAAAAATAGCGCCAGTTCGATTGCTCTGTCTTCCATTTGTGCCCTCTCTACTATCTGGTGAATCTGGTATAAGCTGCGCAAGTGCGAACCGTGCAGGAACGTCGTATCTCTGGCGCGTGGTGCCAGCCCATCAAAGTCGTCATGTGAACACGCTGTGACGTCTGCGTTGACCAGCTTGGCAATATCCCAGCGGGTCGTGCGTATTGGTTCGCCAAGTTGCCGGATCTCCCCCGGCTTCGCCATCAGCACCGCGTCCCAGAGAAGTTCCGCCGCGTCCCACGCAAACAGCGGACTAAAGAACCGGTCACAGACCTGCGGGCTCTGCCCTTCCAGCATGGCTTCGAGCGGATTCTTGCGCCCCACGTGCGGCAGTGGCCTGATGCCCAGCACAAACGTCAACCGGACCACGATACCGCCGTTTTCTAGCGTCGCCACTTCTGCAGCACGCTTATGCCGGCCATAGATGTTCGGCTGGTCCATGTTGTTGCCGGGTGACTGGTAGACGGCCTGAGTGCTGACTTGAACGAACTTGCGCCCGTTTGCTGCACACCATAGCGCCAGCATTTCCGGCATTGTAATGTTTTCGGCTACTGCGTCCCACGGGTTGCGCTCCACAGCATCCACGTTCGAATTGCCCCACAGGTTAACGATCACGTCAGCGTCAAGTGCCGTGATCTGCGAAACCTTGCAGTCGCCTGACGTAATTGGGTCGGCCTCACGCCGTACCCAAACAGGCTGCACACAATCCGGAACGCAGAGCCGCATGTGTTGCCCTACAATCCCTGATGCGCCCAATATCAAGACCTTCATGCCCGCCTCGCTTCGTCATTTAGCCGCCGAAACTCAGCGCGGAAGTGCTCAACCGCAAACGCCAAAGCGTACCACCAGTTTGCAATCATGCGGATACTGTACACCAGCCCTGCCCGGTGCACCAGCAACGCCGCCCCCGGTACCGCCATTATCCCCGCCAGCGTTAATGCTTCGCTCATGCTTCACCTTCCCACAGGTCGCGAAACGGCGAATTGTCGCAGCTGCGTCCCCAATTGTCTGTTCCCCACTTGGCAATGAACCGCTTCAGGTTTGGCATGAAGTCGCCCCCCGCCTCCGGTCCGCCGCGATAGCTGCTCGTCAGGCTGCCGTGGTCGCAATAGCAGCCATCGTAAATCGCCAGCCTGAGTCCGTGATATCGGACGCGCAGGCAGTAATCGTCATCGTCCATGCCGTAATCCACAAACCGCTCGTCGAGCAGTCCCACGGCATCTATCACCCGCCGCGGAATCAGGACACACGTAAAGCAAAGTGTTCTGTGCTCGTCCCGCACGGCATCCGCGTTTGCCAGTTCGGATACCAGATTCTGCAGCGGGTTGCCCACGTTGTTGCAGGCCGACGCGATTACGCCGTATTGCGGTCTGCGCTTCGCTTGGTCCCACATTTTCGTGAACCCGCGTTCCGTCTTCAGCAGCGCGTCATCATTGAGCAGGATCACGTCGTCATTTTCGGCTGCGTAGATGCCGAGGTTGATGTTTCGCGCATAGACGAACGGTTTGTGCCCCTGCACCACATCAGCCCCAATGCCGTGGTTATAGTTCGGTAGCCCGTCGTCAACTACGATGATTCGGCACATCTCGCCGGCCGCCCTGATAGCCGTGATGCAGGCCGCAAGGTTGGCCGGATTTTTTGAAGGAATGATAACCGAGAGCCCCATCTACTTCACCGCCTCTAGTGTTGCCATGATCTTCCAGACTTTGTCGTAGGTGTCCTGATACTCGCGACGCTCCATGCTCACAAGGTTGAATTTAGCTGTGATGCCGTAGCCGATCGACAGCCGCCCATGTGCAAACTCTCCACCGATACCGGCCCCGAAGTACTGAAACATGTTCCTCGTCCATGCTGTTTTGTGCGTCGGATCTTGAATAAACCCGGCACCCTGAAGCGCGTCTGGTACTTCGATTGTGGCCAGTCCTCCAGGCACCAGCACCCGGCAAAGCTCGTTGAGAAAGTGGATTCTCCCGAGATCGTGACGCAAAAACAAAAGCCTTGTCGGTTCCAATCTAAAACGCATAGCAATGCACTTCGTGCACGCCCACCCCTGAACGTGCGAGCAGTCTCCAATATGCTCCGCAACGTCATGCGCCCTGACTTCCAAGACGCTGGAATCCAACCACGGCCACGGACCCTCAAGGTCTACGATCTCGTTTACCTCTGGCCCCGGCGCAATGTCCACGCCGATGAATCCGTCTATCCGACGATCTGCACATCCAAGGTTTAAGCGCATTGTACTGGCATTTCCTCCGCGTGTTGAGCACAACAAAACATGAAACACCGCACCCCGTTGATATTGGCTGTGCTTGCGACTGGCGCATCCTTTTTGATCGCCAACCCAAAATCTTTTGGCCTCATAATAATCGCCCCTGTGATTTCCACTCCGCAGTGATAGCAATTCGGGTTGCCGTTCATCGCTCCATCACCTCTCTGCAAACCTTGTCCCACTTCGGTACCCGTGACCACTGCCGCTCCGACGCTGGCAGCGCGTTGTGTCGCGACATCTCAGCCGGGTCGTAGCCGCTGCTGCTGTTGCCGCTGTGAATACGGGCGATCATGGATATTACATCGGCGCTGTAGATTGCCTTGCTCGATGGTTTCCCGCTGCTGACCGCTTCGCACCATACACCCTTCAGCCATTCCGTATCCTCGCCGTGCTGCATGTCCAGAAACGGTCGCGCCTCCCACGCCTTGCGCCAGTAACACAGGCTGGTGCCGAGCGCGTAACGTGGGTTCTGATTGCTGTAGAGCCACGATTCTCCCGGTCGCTCCGGTGTCCGTTCACGCCAAAACAGCATCTCGTTGTAGCCCACGCAATTCTCGCCGGTCGCCTGAAGCAATGCAACCTGCTCCGCGATTCGGTTCGGATGGCTCCAGTCGTCGTCATCCCAGTGGCACACGATATCGCAATCGGTAAGCAGGGAGTTCGCATAGTTTCGCATTGCCCCGATAGTTCGCGCCGGATCTGCCGGCAACGTCAGCAGCCTGAGTCCGCCGGTATAGGTCTGGCTGTCAAAACACTTCACTGCCTCATGCTGGAAAGCCTCGCGCCCCGGCGACATCAGCATCACGCAGCCGACTTTCATTCGCCACCTACCAAAAACACCATGATCGGCACAAACGCTATTGCCGCGCCGATTATTACAGCACCTATAGACAACACAGCTTCCTTCATTTCCCCTGCCCTTTGTCATTCATAAACTTGACATGTTGACGCATCAGTTCGGCCTCGCGCCGCGCCTTCCGCATCTGGCGCATATCCCAGCGCCACATTGCCAGCACCGCAACCACCAGCCCTATGACATACATGACACCCGGCCAAACGCCAATGTTCGCTTTAAGTGTTTCCATCGTTTCGCTCCTTTGATGCCTGGTTCAAGATCGCCCTCGCCACCCATGCCTTTAGCAACATTCCGCATTTTGCAGCCAGCATCTTCGCCGCTTCGTAAACTTCGTCCTCAACTGGGACGTTTATTTGTTTCATTTCTCTCCGTCCATTTCTTGCACTGGCACAACTCCGCGAAACATTTGCCGTCCCAATCGTGTAGCCCGCAACTGTGACCACAGCCGCAATTCTTATCGCACTGGTCAGGCGCTTGCCAATGACGGCAATAGGCTCCGCTGTCGTAATCATCCACAACCAATAGCTTATAGTACGCTGTAAGCCAATTGCAAGAATATTATATCGGTGAAATCTCGTAACCGGGTAGTGAGCGCTCCTGCTGCTGCGGTCTGACGCGCATAAACGCCATGATCGTCGCCTCTGCCCGGTCAGGGCTCCCCGGTATGCCGCGCTGGTTGCGTTGATCCTTCGTCTCGATCTCAGTGCGCCCTTGGCTGTTCTCTCGATATCTAAGCGTCGAAAGTTGCGCCGATGTCTCTTCGTCGACCAAGCCTGATATTGCATCGGCTCTGAGATATTCGCGGAACTGCCAATACGTTTCCGCTTTCTGATTGACGTACTGCGTGGAATCGATGGCACTAAACCCTGCGTTGAAACCATACACAGGAAACCGCTGGTCCGCCATGTGAAGCGCGAAATTGTAGCCGATGCCTGCGATGTCGATTACCACCAGCCCGAGCCGTCCGGCACTTCGGAACCGATGCAGGATATTGGCTACTGGCCCGCGTGGGTCGTTGTCTGAGAATGCGTGGGTTTCAAGAATCTGCCCGCCACGCCGCGCCACCAACACGGTTTCGTCTGAGCCTGGGCCCGCAACGTCGATACCGATCTGAACCGTCTCTGTGCTGTTCTGCTGTATCTCCAGATCCGTCGGCACCCTGTTCGCCCGTTCGATCCACGCCAACGGGTAGACGCTGTACGGGTCGTTGCCGGGGAACTTGCCGAGCACGCGGCTCAAGTACTTCGGATGCTTCGGACCCCATACCTTGTGCCGTTCCCGAATCCACGCCCGCGTTATCAGGCCCGGATCTGCTACACGCGCCAGTCGTGTCTCGTTCAGGCCCAGCAGCTCTTCTTCAGTCAGCGGCAGCCCAGTGAGTTCGTTCAGCAGGTTCGGCGTGTCAAAACCGCTGATGCTGATGCAGTTGTAGATTGCCCGATCTTTCGTGTGCGAGTCGTAGAAGTGGCCCGACGGCACAACCGGGTTGCCGAGCTCCAGAACGTGGACGTTACCGCCCGAGCGTATGCCTTCGATTGCGTCCCAGATCTCCGAACCGATACCTGGAGCCTCGTCGCAGATGATTAATACATGTTCACCGTGCAGTCCTTGAATGTTGACGCCGGCCGATGAGCTGGCCCCGTAAGCGTAGCGGTCTGGCGCGACGTTGAGTCCGAGCGTCGACGGCATGGGCAGCAATTGCTTCACCGGCCCCGCGTCCCACGCTACCCGCACGTCCTTGTAAAACGTCTTAACCTGCCGTTCCGTTGGAGCCGTCACGAAGACTTTAGAGTTGCGCCGGTACCGTACCAGCCACCACAGCGGAAGTCCGGACGCCGCAAACGTCTTGCCCGAGGCGTGACACCCCTTGACCGTTGTCAGCGGTCTGGTGATCGTGGAATGCAGGATCTCGCGCTGCTTCGCCCACAGCTTGCGTCTGAGTTGCGTCCGCTGGAACTCTACCGGGTCAAGAAGGAATCGCGCTCTATTCTCCGCTGTTGATTTCGGCATCAGCTTCCGCAATCAGCCTGTCTGCGTCAGAAAGAAGGAATGGACGGTCTTTGCCGGATTCGTCAACAAAGCGATGATCGTTTGCCGGTTCCTTCCAGCGCCGCCTGACCTTCATCCAGAACGCAGTCATGCCCGGATGTTCGCCCGACGTGGCCATCTGGAACATGGTCTGCGATACTTTCGCGTCAGCCTGGATCATCGCTTTGTCCAGCGTGTCGCGGAAGTGCTTGCGCAGCGTCTTTTCGTCAATATCGAGGATTGTGCATATCTCTGCGTGAGGGAAGCCGCAGGCCGCCATAGTCTGCACGGTACGGGTGTCTTGGTCGGTTGGTTGGTAGGAAGGTCTGGCCATTTCGTTTTATGTACGGGAAAAACCCGGCTCCAGTGTTGCTTTCTTGCCGGTCAGTTTCTCCCATCTGGAAACAATCACGTCACAGTATCCGGGGTCAAGTTCAAGACCGTAGCAGACACGTTCGGTCAGTTCAGCAGCTACCAGCGTGGTGCCGGAGCCGAGGAACGGGTCGTATACCTTGTCGCCAGCTTGGGTGTGGTGCAGGATAGGACGGCGCATACACTCCACAGGCTTCTGGGTGCTGTGCCCGGTCTCGGACTTCATTGGCTTGTCGATCTGCCAGAGCGTGGTTTGCTTTCGGTCGGAGAGCCAGTTTGCTTTAGCCGATTTACGGACAGCGTACCAACATGGCTCATGCTGGCAGTGGTAGTGTCCTCGCCCGATGACCATGCAGGACTTGGCCCAGATAATTGTGGCCCGTATATCGAAACCGGATTCCTGCAATGCCACTCCGTGCCGAATCGTATCGCCACCGGGAGGACTCCAGCAATATGCCACGTCGCCGGGAAATAAGGCCCACGCCTCCCGCCAGTCTGCGCGGTCGTCGTTTGTAACCTTGCCGGTCGCCGTGGAGTCTCGATGATTTCCAAGATCATTCACGCGCCAACTGGCGTCGTAGTTCACCCCATACGGAGGGTCGGTCACCATCAGGAACGGCTTCCGTTCGCCCAGCAACCGCTCCACGTCCGTCGCACTGGTGGAGTCGCCGCACAGCAGCCGGTGCGGTCCCAGCAGGTACAGGTCACCCGGTTTCGTGACCGGATCAGCCGGTACCGGAGGAGCGTCGTCTTCCGCAGCGTTCGCCTCCAGCGTGAGCGCGTCAATTTCGCGGGAGTTGAACCCGGTCATTGTCAGGTCAAAGTCGAGCGCCTTCAGGTCGCCAAACTCTAGAGCCAGCGCGTCCATGTCCCAGTCCGCCCACGCGACCGACCGATTGACCATCAGCCGGAACGCCTGCACCTGCGCCTCTGTCCAGGTATCGCACGGGATAACCGGAACCTCTGCGAGCTTCATCTGAACCGCAGCCTTCAGCCTCAGGTGGCCGTCGATCACCATCCCGTCAGATTTTGCCAGAACCGGGATTGTGAACCCGTATTCTTTGATCGACGCCATCATTTGCGGGATAGCTTTGTCGTTGCGCCGTGGATTGCGCTCGTATGGCTGCAGCCGATCTATTGGCCAGTACTCAATTTTCAGCGCCGGGTGCTGCTCCGCTGTGATGTCTACGCCCTTCTTCATGCGCTGGCCCCTGCTTGGAATTGGAGCGTCCGGGTCGGTGTCGATCCGCCCTTGTCGATGTGAACCAGTTCCATGCCGTAGTTGTTTGCTTCGGTTGGGACTTCGAAGCCCGGTTTCGGTATGAACTTGTTGTTCTTGAACGGTCGATAGTCCACCTGATGCTGCCAGCGGTTCCACTTGCGGACCACCTTCACAACGTCCGGGTGTTGCTCTCTGAGCGATTCCGCCATCTTCAGCCGCCCGTCCCCTTGGTAGAGTTCGTCGGTGTTGCCGCCTTTCATGGTCATGGTAGACACCTTTTCCGCCAGAAATGCGTTAAATAATACTGTACTCATGCCAGACTTTAAGACCCTCAGCGAAAGATCGGTATCCTCGTTGTAGCGTCCACGCCAGCGAAACGGAAGCGCGTTGTCAATCAGGATGCATGAGTAAATCCGAGTATTCAAAGTGCATGGTTTCATTTTTTGCTTTGCGACCGCAAGGAGTGCATATTGAAACCCAGCCAGTCCAACATTTGTAAACCTCTCGACGTAGTCCTCAGCGGCCCTGAAACACGTTCCGTCATTCATGCGTCGTTTACGGTTATCGTGCAGCCGAAGGAAGTGTCTAATATTGTCGTCCAAGATCCAGTGGCGTTCCGCTCCCTCGGAGATCGCATGTTCCCACACCCAATTTCGAGCAGGGATACCACCTTGCCCAAGGTTTGAAAACGGCAGCACAAGAATCTTCGCAGGGTCGATCACTGCCGCATACTGCTCATACTCTTGCTCTTCAATAACGATCCTGTACGGAATTTTAAGTTCCTCTAACGCTTTACTCGTGAGCCTTGACTCTGCACGGCCTTTTGAGATCACGTAGACTGGGAACTTTGGATTCTGTGGGTCAATGGAGCTGTACTGGAGTGTAGCTGCACTGCCATTTATCTGTTTTGGGTGCCAGATAAATTTAGTCTTGTCGGTTATAAGTTGCCCTGTGAGCGCAGCGAAGGCATCACGGTCAACAGAGTTCGCAAAGTGAACCTGGACGGTCTGCCACGCGAGTTTATCTTCCTGCTCGAAATCAGGCATTCCAGTCCATTCCGGTTTGGCCGTTCCGTCGCCTTCCGGTTTCGTCCAGCCGGTCTCCCAGTCTGCAAACCCGGTCAGCGTCAGGTCGAAGTCCAGCGCCTTCAAGTCTCCAAACTCCAGAGCGAGCGCGTCCATATCCCAGTCGGCCCACGCGACGGAGCGGTTCACCATCAGCCGGAATGCTTTTACCTGAGCTTCTGTCCAGGTATCGCACGCGATCACCGGCACCTCTGCCAACTTCATCTGAAGCGCAGCCTTCAGGCGCAGGTGTCCGTCGATTATCAGCCCGTCAGACTTGGCCAGCACTGGGATTGTGAACCCGTACTCTTTGATCGAAGCCACCATCTGGCCCACGGCCTTGTCGTTCTTGCGTGGGTTGCGCTCGTATGGCTCAAGCCGGTCTATCGGCCAGTACTCAATCTTTAGCGCCGGGTTCTGCTCTGCGGGTTTGCGTTTCGCCATCTGACTGTAAGAGTACTGGAAGCCGCCTGATTTGGCAAACTGAAGACGTACTAACAGCTGATGAATGCAAGTAAATCATTAGCTATGCTATTCTATGAATGTCAGGCAGGACCGGCGACCACCGGGCCAGCCGGGCAAGGCTATAGGAGGCCTAAACGCAATGAACGCAGCATTCAAAGTATTCTGGAGCAACATGGGATGGTACTCGCAGGAGGAATTCGGCACGCTGGCCGATGCCCTCGCTTACGGCAAGTCGAAGTGCTTCGAGTTTGCCGTACACCACAACGATAACGTGGTAGCCGCTTGGTCGGTCTTCGGTGGCACCCGGCACTATCAGGAGGTGCTGTAATGTCAAACACGACAAAAACAGGCCGCATCAGCAAAGATTTCAACAACGCGGGAACATTCAACATGGCCAAGATGAAGCGGGATTTTGCAGCCAAAATTGCAAAGTCTGCTTGTAGGTCGGTGAAGTATCGTGGCCACGTCATCAACGGTGTTCCGGGTCGCAATTGGTTCGTCAGTGAAGCTGGACGCGATTGGCTGACGTTGTACACATCGATGGTTAAGGCCCAAGCTGCAGTTGATCGCTGCTGGGCTGTTCGCGCCATTATTGCTGCTGAATGTAGCAAGGCGGTGTCAGCATGATTTAGCATACCCCTTGCAGTAAATCATCAGTTATGATATTCTATGAATGTCAGGCAGGACCGGCGACCACCGGGCCAGCCGGGCAAGGCTATAGGAGGCCTAAACGACCATGACGACCAAATCACAAGCGATTAAGTTAGCTCAGATTGAGGCGCTTATCGAATCGACGAAACGCGAGTTTAATTATGCGTATGCTGACAGACCACTGCTTCGCGCCCGGCTAAAGAATCTTGACTTGCGGTACATGGAAGTTCGCAATACCGTGCTAAAAGATCGCAAGGTGGTGGCGTAACATGATCGCCCCGGTAATGGCAAATACAACCCAAACAATCGCTCAGATTGCCACTGACATGGATAGGATTGCAGCACGCCGCGCCGATGTAAATCGGCTGACTGGCGCAAAACTTCACGCTTACAAGTTGCTTGAACTGCAATTAAATATCGCGAAGGCCGCCGGTGACCCGGATTCCAGCTACACGGCAATTGCCGCGCAGCTCAAATTGGAACTGGGTGTAGCATGACGTTTCCGGTTAACCGCGACGGCATACGCTGGATCGTCACCATCCCCTACGCGCAGCGGGAACACGCGAAGTCTGCCGGGTTCTTGTGGTGTCCAGACCGCAAGCACTGGTGGACCAGCCGCGAGGAAGTCGCCAAGCTGCTGATGGACCCCGCCGCGCAAGCTGCGAAGAAATGCGAGTTTGAGCGCATTGGCAAAGAACGTGCCGCGCTGGTGGACGAATCCCGCGCCGCATCTGCAGACGTTGAGCTTCCGGCCCCGGAAGGCTTGGATTACCTGCCATTTCAGAAAGCCGGTATTGCCAGCGCACTGAAACGTAATAACGTTTTGTTTGGCGATGATATGGGACTTGGCAAAACCATTCAGGTGATCGGCATGATCAACGCCCGTCCCGACGTGAAACGTGTTCTGATCGTGTGCCCCGCGACACTGAAGCAAAACTGGATGCGCGAGTTGAACAAATGGCTGGTACGGAAATTCCGCATCGGCATCGCTACTGGTCAGAGCTGGCCCGGTGGTTACGCCGATATCGTGATCATGAATTTTGACATTGCGACGAAGCACGCGGCGAAGATTCAAGGCGAACTGTGGGATCTGGTAGCGATTGACGAGGCTCATTACCTGAAGAACAGGGAATCTAAGCGGACTCTGGCAATTTTCGGCATGGACCCCTATACCGCCAAACGTCAGAAGGTGGAGCCGTCGCCCGGCGTTCGTGGCCGCTTGCAGGTTGGTATGACTGGCACCCCGATTCCGAATCGCCCCAGCGAGGGTTTCGGCCTGTTCCACTGGCTGGCCCCGGATCATGAGACCTTCCGTAGTTTCTATTTGTACGCAAAGAAGTTCACCGGGTCGTTTCAGTTTCAAGGTGCAGGCTACGATCCGAACGGTGCGACGAACCTGGACGAACTCCAGCGGGAGCTTCGCGGGTCGATCATGATCCGCCGCACTAAAACGCAGGTTCTCACCGAGCTGCCGGCCAAACGGCGCGTGGTTATCGAGCTTGAGGCGGATTCAGCGTCTGACGCAATTGCTGACGAATCAGAGGCCGCAGAGTCCCACGAAGAAGAACTGGAGCGCCTACGGGCTGCCGTGGAGCTTGCGAAGGCCGAATCAGAGGAAGCGTATACCGCCGCCGTCGCAGCCCTGAAGAAAGGCGCATCGTTCGCGTTTACTGAAATGGCCAGGCTGCGGCATGAGACTGCGATGGCGACGTTACCGCACGCGGTTGAGCACGTTCTGACCGCCCTGAAGGCTGACGACTCGCACAAGGTAGTTGTCTTTTGTCACCATGGCGACGTGGCGGCCGGAATGCTTTCCGCGCTAGCAGACGAACAGATCGGCACCGCGTCTATTACGCAGAAGACGCCGATCATGCAACGTCAGGCTGAGTCCGACCGGTTCCAGAACGATCCCGACTGCCGAGTGTTCGTCGGCGGGATTCAGTCTGCCGGTGTCGGTATCACCCTCACCGCCGCGTGGCACGTCGTGTTTGTAGAACTCGACTGGGTGCCCGGCAACATGTCGCAGGCTGAAGATCGCTGTAACCGCATCGGCCAGCGTAATAGCGTGCTCTGTGAGCATCTGGTGATTCAGGGCTCCATCGCTGCCACGATGGCGAAACGGCTGGTATCAAAGCAAACCATCATTGATGCGGCTCTGGACCGTGAGCACCCGGAACGGCTGACACCAGAGCAAGTCGAGCTGATGGAAGCGCCAATAGTTCCTGGACGGTCGGAAGCCGCAACGCAGGACACCCCGCGAACAAAGTACGCGAAGATCGCAGAGACGCTGACACCTTCACAGATTGCCGCCATACACCAAGCCTTGCAAATGATTGCAGATCTGGACGGCGACCATGCGCGAGAACTCAACGGTATCGGGTTCAGCCGGTTGGACGGCATGATCGGTCACAGCCTAGCAAATTGCGAACGCCTCACGCCGAAACAGGCTGCTCTGGCTCAGACGCTGGTCCGAAAGTATCGCCGGCAGGTTCCAGACGCGCTGCTGACTGAATGTGGTCTATAGCCGCGTCAGCTTTTTTTTGCGACGGATGGTCAGATACCCACTCTGAGCATCCGCCGCTTTCCAGTTTGTACAGCCCCCAGAACTGCGCCTGATCGCGTTTGCACGGATCAGCACACACTACACCGCCATCGGTGCGTATCTCGCGCATCGGCAGGATGTAGTACGTGGTTTCAATTAGCATCGGCCTTCCGCTTTCCACGCTTCCACGCCCGGTCTGTGACACGAGCCTGCGCCCGTCGGCAGCCGTCGCCCCCGCAGGTTATCTGATTCTTATTTGCCCGCGTGAACGGCTTCTGGCAGTGCGGACACGTCCCGGTCCCGAAGTCGCGCCGCATCGCCATTCCCGGTGCATAATGCCAGTTCATACCTGAGCTTGCCATTCCCGCCGCCGCGATTGCGGATGCCCTACATTGCCGAGCATGGTGATTATCGTCGCGTGAGTGCGGGCCAACGCCAGCCCGATTGCAGGATACGAAAACCCCTCAGCCCGCAGTCTCAACGCAATCTCGCGCCGCGCTGCCATGAGGTCAGGGTATCGCCATGCTCCCCGGACCTGCGCTGGCGTCAGCCCGTGGCGTGCAGCCACTTCCGCCACAACGTGTCGAGGGTTTACGGCTGCCCGCGAGTCGCCGGGTAGTGAATCGCATCGGTTTACTATCATCACTTCCCACCTCCCGCGCCCTCGAAGATGCCCTGGTACAGCGTCACCAGTTCGGTCCGGTTGATCCCGTGGTGGTCCCAGAAGTTCTTCCCCATGACGTGCTGGGAATCCGGCCCAGTCCGGTGATGATAGCCGCAGAGTGGAATGGTTTCCTGATCCCGGCATTTCTGCCCAAGTCCCCGGTCCCCGACGTGCGCCGCCTCAACGGCCCCCACGCAATCGCCGGTAGACGCCAGCACGCATTCACAACGTCGGATGAAGTCTAAGTACCTGGGATTCTGGACGGCTCCGCCAGCGCGGCGTATCGGCCTGTTACTGCTGCGTTTTAATGGTGTGCGTTTCAATGTTCCCGCCCCTTCCTAGAGCGTCGGAGGTCTGGGAGTGAAGGTAGGAGCCAACGCCCCCAGATCACTCCGAAGCAGGGATTCGAAGCCCCTGCCGTTCAAGTTCATCATGCACCAATACCGGGTGCCCGGTCAACAACAAATCTTCCGCGAAGTTATCGTTCACGGCCATCTCCAGACCGTGTTGCTCTGTGTGCCCTGCCAGTAGCAGCGTGACGCATCGGATCTGTTCGTCACGGCAGCGCTGAAGGTCTGCTGTCATTTGATCATTTCAGGCCGTCGCATGTTTCACGCGAACACCGATGGCCGCGCCAGCCGCCGCGCTTCTGCTTCGATGGCTTCCTGCCGGTAGTGGACCGCCAGAGACGGCACAATCACCGGCCCAACGTTCGACGGTGCGGATCCATCGTGCCGGCACTTCCACGCTGCTGAGGTATCAAACTCCCCGTACACAATAATGTACCCGGAGCCGCCGCACCAGTTGCACTCCCGCGCCACGCTGATAATGATCTCGTCATCCGGCGTCTGCTGGCACATTTCGTAGATAGCCTGGACCGAGGGATAGAACTTCTCCTGCTCTCGCAATGCCTTCACCACCCGCGCCGCGTGGCCGATGCTTCTGGCGTTCTGTCTCAGTGAGTCTGTCCGCGCCTTAAGCGCTTCTTTGCTGTCCGGAAGTCCAGACATACCAGAAAATCCGTGCATCGCCTCCCGCGCTGCTTTCAGGTCAATCATCGGCCCGCCTCCCGCATTGCCCGTTCAATATCCGCTGCTGTGATCCGGTTTGCATCAGTCAAATTCACCAGCGGGATACTTGGCACTCGAACCGGCTTCGTCCGCTTCATGTCCTTCGCCCGCGCCATCGCCTCGATTACCGGCCTGATACTAACAGCCGCCGTCAGGTCATTCGCCGTGTCCCGTGGGCCCGCAATTTGCCGCACTGTCGCCCCGCCAAGTTGCAACGGTTCCGCGGGCTTCGCGCTGGGAATTCCGTCGTTGAATCGTGGCAGTTGCGAGTACGCCTCAATCCCGTCTGCTGGTCGATGCCGGGAACAGAACACGGCCCGCATCTCCCGCGGCCCTTCCCACTCGTTCCAGAGCTGGATGCAGCGCTTGGCCAGCCAGGCCACCTGCTCGTTCGTCTGCGCCATCTCGCACGCCATCAGCACGATTTCAGCCCGTGCCGTCTGGTCCGATGGAAAGAACTTGAGCACGGAAAGCCGCGCCATGTCTGCCGTCGCCTGTTTCGTGTCGATCATAACCGCCCCTCATCGTACCGCTTCTGGAATTCCCGCTCAACCGATTCCACAAAACCGAACTTTCCGTTACCGTTTTCGCCAGATCGTGGCATCGAGATAAACGGCAGCGCCGGTTCATCCTCCCACCGCCGCCCGCTAATCCACGTCGCCGGGTGTGGCCGCTTGTCTGGAGGTCTGCTGGTCAGGTCCGGAAGTTGCAGCGTCAGCGCCCGCAGAGCCGCCGCCCGAAGCTCTGGAGTTTTCAGCACGGCCCGCGCCGCCTTCAGGGCTGTAAGCTTTGCCTCTCTCCGGGGATAGATCGGCCAGAACTCCTGAGAGAACCAAACCTCCACCTGATCGATCACAGACACTGCGGCGGTTTTTGCCGCTGTTGGTGTGTGTGTTTTTGCTTTTGTATTTACTGGAAATGAAGACGGAGAAGAAGAGTTGCTATTTGGTTCATGTAAATCGTCAACCAAAAGTGAACCACCCTTCGTTTTTGGTTCGTGATTTGCTTCACGTCTGGTTGCACCTGAACGCTTACCACCTGCGCTGCTTTTCTCACGCCAAACCTCTTGTTTGCTACGTTCTGCGAGAAGCCTGTCGTTGTATATGCGCCCGTCTTCCTGTCGAAACTTCGCCCTGATAGTGGCTTCGCTTTTTGACCATGCTGAGCCAAGTCTAGACAAAGTCTGAAGCGCTCTGGAGTCGGCTGGAAGACCGCAATCTGGAGAAAGCCAAGCATGGCACAAGAGGCGAATATATGCACCCTCTTCGGCTGATGTCATAAGAATAATGTCCATCGAAGAGAGCCAAGAATCCGGGTAGAATTGAAACGCTGGAGACTTGTACGCCTTCATCGCCGCAGACCTGCCAGCATGTAGCTCGTGACATCATGCGCCGCCTCACGGATCACGACGCGCAGCAGCCGCATCAGGTCGTTAATGAATAGCTCCACATCCTCCTGTGGCGCGTGCTTCTCCACGAACGCCCGCACGGCGCGTATAGATGCTGTCTCTTCTGGCGCAGGTTGCGCCGTCTTGTTGGTCATTGATCTACCTCTCTACCTCAAAGTTTTGAGAATGGACCCGGCCCGCAGGAGGTAGGCTGCAAGCCGGGTTGATTCCAATTCCGCGCCGGGAGCTACCCGACAAACCCATTATACTCCGTTTTGCTTCAGCGTAGTAACGTCCCACTCTTCAAACATTAGATATGGGTAGCGCTGCCGAAATAGCTTCGCCTTGAGCTTGTACGCTTCCGTCCGCATTCCTTTGAAATCCACCACAACGATTTTGTTATCGCGGATAAAGCGGAAGTCCGGCACGTACTCCATAGCTCGCACCTTGCGCCCCGTGTCGTCAATGTAGCCATCCATGATGGTGTAGCGTGGTTGCCGCTCCAAACTCTGGATTGCCCCGATCTTATGCCATAGATTGAGCAACGCGAACGCCCGCGCCTCACCGGCAGAGTCGAACGTTACCCCGTCCACGGTTTTTTTCACCGCGTTGTACTTGTGCGCCTTCCTTTGGCCCGAGCTGGCCAGTGATGATATGCCAGCCCGAGCGCAAAGTTCCTGGTATTGCTTCTCAGTCATCCTGCGCGATTTCTTCAGCTTCCACGCCGTCTATTTGATCAACATCGGCACCCAGCAAAGGCGGTTGCTCTTCGTCCGTTGATGTTGCCGGCAGTTCTTCCTGCACCGGCGTTGGGTCGTAGCTAACCACGATGTTGGAGCTTGGCACCGCCCTCATGTAGTTCGTCAGCAAACCGGCGCCATTCTCGTCCATAAACGCCACTGTGCACGTGATGTCCGTGCGCTTAATTCCGGCCTTTTTTGAGTCCTTGCCTTTCGCCGCCTGCCGAACAACTGCAAAGTTCTCCATGTAGCCGTGGCATTCAAGCTGAAAGCCGCGCCCGATCTGCGTCTCGTCGGTTGGTTTGAACTCAATCGTCCGAACCTCTACGCGGTTGTGCGGAACATCTGGTGACCATGTGCCGGTCATTTCCGGGAGTTCCTGAGCCCAGCCAAGCGCTTCCGCAATTCGATGGGAAAACGGGAATTTCAGCTTAAGCATCTGATCTCCCGGCGTGATAATAACGCTTTTAAGTGTTACCTGTTTTATTTTAAGTTTCTTTGGCACTTCGTCTCCTTTGTCGTTTTGGCACCCTGCCGGAATTACTTGACCCTTACGTGAGATCCCAAAGGCGCGAGGATTGCCCCCGGAACGCCCTGCTTACCTGCACCGCCGCACCCGATGCAATAGCCAAAGTCACCGGACTTGCCGGTACCACCGCAGCCGCCGCAAGGCTCCTGCAAACCGTTGTAGATGGCCGTCAGGTTCGGATCTTTCTTGCACTCCTGAAGCCCTGCGAGATCCGGCAACGCAGCGCAAACCTTTCGCCACAACTCCGCGTTCATCTTTACCGTCACCGTTCGGTACTCATCCGGTATCAAAGACTCGTCGGTGATAACGACAGGTCGCCGGCCGCCATTACCTACTAGGCTGATACTTCCGGTTTTCCCTTCCAACTTGCGAGGCTTCCCGGCCCGGAACTCCATCTCTTCGAGCGTCACCAGAATGGCGCTCTTCAGGACGGTCAGTTGCCGGTCAAAGGCCTGAGCCCGGTCGTGCATGGTCCGAGCTTCGTCCTTCGCCGCGTCCCGCATCATTTCCAGATACTTCCACCAGCCGCGCACCCCGTCGACCTTCTGAACCTCTGCTTTGATGTAGTCGGAAATTGCAAGGTCTACCTCCTGAAGCTCAACGAATGATTCGATACCTGACGCTTCCGGCACCGTCAGTTCTTCGCGTCGCTCAAACAGGTCTGCTAGTCCCTGCTCTATGTTCCATAACGTCATGCTCATGCTGCTAATTCCTCCGTAGTCAGCGGAAGTTGTGCAGGCTCCGCACCCGCACCCTTCCGCCCTTCCCTGCGCTTCGCCTGACGGTGCAAAAGTTCGCACGTATCAATCAGGCTCTCTTGTGTTTCGGTGTCCCAGTCCGCAAACTGGTCCAGCCATTCGTCTTTCGTTGATTTCCGAGGTCTTGCCATCGTTATTCTCCTACTTCTCAAACCGCTTCAGTGCTGCGTTCAGATCGCACACGCAGGCCTTGTAATCTTCCAGTTCCACGCGCTTCTTTTGGCCAAACGCTTCCGCAATTCGGTCATACTCACGCACCGCTGTCGGCCCGCATTCAGTCAGGCGTTCCAGCAGGATCTCGCAAATGGCAGGAAATTTGTTGGTGTCGCGGTCGAGCCGATCCAGCCATCCGACAAGCTCGTTACCTCCAGCCTGTGGCATCGTGGCCGCCGGTTGCGGCCTTTGATGTTCATCAGCGTATTCCTGTCCCGCTGCTGAGTTTGCGTCATACTTTGACCAGCCTCCGTTGGGTAGCGCTTTCCCGTCCTCGCGCCGCTTCGGGAACAAGTTCTTTAGGTCCATGCTTTGACCAAACGAAAACTTAGCGTTACAGGCCATGCAGATCAGTTCGTAATAGTCGTAGCTCTTGCCAGCATTTTTCCCGGCCTTTGCTACCGACGTTCGAACCCGATAATGCAGGTCGTCGGCCTGGCAGCATCCGCATCTGCTCTCCGCGTCAAACACTTCCTGAATGCCGGCAAGTTCGCTAAACAGATCCTTCGGTGTCGCGCCCTCGACGGCAAACTTCAGCCGCCCGTTAATGCTCGTGTACTCTGCTTTCATCGCTGCTCCCTCGCGGCCTTTGCCGCCTGTTTCCGTTGAACGTCTTTTACTGCATCCATTACCTGGTCGTAGCACCAATCGTACAGATCGGCGCTAACTTGGTTTACCTCATCCGCTGGACACTGAGCCTTTTGAGAGCAAAAGAAATCCATGCTCTGATAGTTTCCGAGGTTTAATTTGAACGCTACCGACCGAACGACTTCCACCAACCGAGTGTCCGGTACCGCGCCAGTTATCGTGCGTCCGTCTGGGCCTACAAGCATTTAGACAACCTGCTGGCTAACGCCGCCTTTATGATTATTGGCCCGATGCGGTCGATAATGGACGGCCAGTCCTCCGCACAATCCAGCATCTGCGCGATATCGCACATAGCGTCGTAGGCCTCGTCCAGTTCTTTCGCGTTGGCCTTGCTGCGTTCCATCCATATGGTTCGCCCTGCTTGCGCGTCGAGCAGCCGCGATTTCAATTCTGCCAACCGGCCCCCTTCTTCGTAGTCCAGAATGCACTTAAAGCAAAGTTTCCCGGCTGTCGTCGCTACCAGACGGTCAGTGTAGAACTCGCGGACGCAGTGAGCGCAGCGTTCTTCCGTGTGGTCCAGACGTTCTTCGTGCCATTCTTCCGGCCCAAACTCTCGAGCGTCAACGTCTTTGGGGACTCGCGCAACCGGCGTTACTGCCGCGATCCAGCCCGCGACAATCGGTGCAAAAACAGGGTCAAGGTTTTCCATGTGGCCGCCCTCCTACAAGCGACATCTCTAGTATAGCATAACTAATGTTTTACTGCGGTTAGCGAAATCGCTGAACCAGCAGCCATGCAACCGCAGGCGCAATGCCAAGCGGTTTCCGCGTGCCGTTTTTGTCGAGCTCTCTTCGCTTTACCTCTGCCAAGCCCTTGTCCCGCGTCACGGTTGAGCAGTAGACCGGTAGGCGTACCCAGCTATCGTCGCCGCGTGGTGGTGTCAGCGTATCCAGTAGCGCCGGTGCCGATTTCCCGACGCCAAACGCATCCTCCATGACGTCGCGGATAATACTGCTGATGCTCGTAGACGCTGTCCCGGTTGCCCGCAGCGCTGCCGCCGTCGCCAGCGGAATCTTCACGATCAGTGAGCAGGTGCCTTCCGGTAAACCAGATGCCTTACTTTTTTTTGCCATACTCCAACTATAGCATTACTAATGTAAACCTTACTGGAGTATCAACGCCGCCGCCTTGTTTGTCACTTCTGGCGCTGGTCCACCTACCGGCAGATTACAGGTCGCAGCCTGCGTAATAATCTGAGCGGTTAGAACGTCGATTGCTTGCCCGTTTGGCGATTCGTTTATCGGGCAGCGGCATGACGCCAGCATCACGCCCGTCGGCTTGCCGTCTGGTCCGATTGCCTCGCCAGCACGGTCACAAGCGAACGAATAACACTGCGCCATGCCCTGGGGAACCGTGTTGCACACATACGGAGGAGCTGGCGTCTCATGCTGCCAGTCAGGAGCCTGCGGAATTTTGGTTCGAATTGAGTAAGCGCTCCAAACGCCCGTTTTGCCGTCTACAATGACCGGGTCCACGCACTTGTTGCCCTCTGGCATGTTGCCGGTGCCGGGAGACGATACGGACGGCCCACGCATGATTGGACACAGGCAATCTGCCGCCTGCCACGTCGTGACAGCGCCCATCGTGTTGACCGTAATTTGACCCTTTCCCAACGTACAATTTGTGGCAGCGCACAACGCATAATCATTTGTACAAACCTGCACTGGCACGGTTGCTACAGATCGTGAGCGACACGCAGACGTAATCAAAATGGCAAGCAATGCGGCGTATTTCATTGTGGTTTTGTCCTTTAGGTCAGCAACGCTGAAACTAGTTCCATATCGGACGCCGAGATCGTCGCCCCGGCCAGCAGATCCACCGGCAACGGTTCGCAGTCCAACGTCACAATCTGCGCGAATACCGGATCAGCTTCAAACGCTGCCGCAAACTCCGGTCGCACCATCCGCGCCGCGCCGTCGTTGACCGGAATGCTGTTCGCGTCTGTCATCAACGCTACACGTGCCGCCGCTGCTGCCCCGTATTCGGCTTCCAGAAGCCGCAGGATGCGTCGCAACTTCCACGCGCCCATCGCTGGTATAGGCTGTCCCGCCAGACGCTTCAGCGCCCCGGAATCGACTGCTAATAGAATCTCTTTGACTGTGATTGTCATGATGCGTATTGAAACACTCCATTCGTAAATACCATTAACGTTTTGGTTGCCGGGTCAAAACTGTCACTGCCGCCAACCGCTTGCTGTGCCATTGAGTCCAATCCCAGATTAGCGCGAGCCGCTCCCGCGTTTGGAACGTCGCTCAGATTGTTTGCAACTGTCAAATACGTCGCGCTGATATTGGGGATATCGGCTGCTACTAAAGCTCGAAAAGTTGCGCCAGAAGATGCGCCTGACGCAGGGCCAGCATAGATCGTGTTGGCAAAGCTGCTTGCTTGTGAGAGGGTGATACTGCCGGCTGATGTGACCGGAGAGCCGGAAACCGTAAACAACGCGGACAGGCCGCTGAGCGTAATTCCCACGCTTGTGACAAACGAGAAACCAATATCTGCCGCAACTAACGCGCGAAAGGTCGGAACTGCTGCCACGCCTGCTGCTGGTCCAGCCAGCACGGTGTTTGCCGTTTGTGTGTTCCAGGCAATAGCCAAGGTGCCGGCAGACGTCACAGGAGAACCTGTCACCGCAAACTGAGTCGGAGCGGTGAGCGCCACGCTGGTCACTGTAGCCGTTGCCACACCAGCCGGTGACGCGCCCGCTACCACGGCCCCCGACGAACTGCCGCCAGATCCTCCGCCCATGCCTGCCCAGAAGTCCAGATACGATCCGATGACACCGACGTTGATCACGGTCACCGTGTAGAGGTAGTGTCCCGCGTTCGCGCCTGCTGGCATTCCTGCTTGGTCCAGATAGGTGTCTACCTCCACCAGCTTGCCCTGGACTTCCTGTATCACGTAATCGACGGGAGACGCCACGGACCCCACCAGCGCCGCGATCCCTACTGGCCGGTCTTCAAGAGCGATAGAAAGGTATTGCCCCGGTGTCAGCCCCGGAAAATAGGTGTCAAACGAGAACGATACCGGAAGTGTGGAATAGGCTTCCAAGGCCTGTTGCGCCGCCAGCAGCCCGGTTGGAGCGCTTGTGTTGTTTGTGTCGCTGATCTTCTGCTGGTATTTGCCCGTCCCGTCTTCAATTGCGGCCCGAGATTGCACGAGGTCGGTATCCTCTACCACGATGCAATCGCCGCCAAGCCGGTTGTATTCCACCTGCAAAAACCAACTAGAGTCTAGTGGTAACGTTAACAGCGAAATACCGGAGATCTTCGGCCAGCCCGTCACGCTGGCAAGTTCAACGGACGCGCTGCCCGGTGTGTAATACAAGTTTGCGGTGTTGCTCGTGCCTTCCACTGCCACCTGCAGCGTTTCCGTCCCGAATGTGGTTGAGCCGCCCGCCGTCAACGCTGCTGACCATACGAAGTTCGTCGCGGATTCAGCCAGCGCTGCGATGTAGCCTTGTCCCGCGCTTTTGTTGCGAACAGTAAACACGCCAGCCGCAGGAGTATCCGCATTTAGCAGCGGGTTTTCCCACGTTGGCATCGAATACGTCAGGCCGCGTTGTGACTCTTTTGCATTGATCGCGTAGACCAGATTCTGAGCACAATCCGCCGCTGTCGCACCAATCAGCACTTCGCCCCACTCTCGATTGTCCAGAGCCGTCACGAACGTGTAAACCGTGTCAGCGAAATCGCCGCCGCCGCTGATCCCTTGATCAGTCCAAATGACTGTGCCATCTACTGTTGTGCTGCCCGAATAGTTCCACGTCGGTTGCGCCCCGCCAGACGTGCCCGCTGTCGTCACCCTCTGTACGTGTCCCGCGGGATCAATGATGATTTGGCCAACGGTGTACGGTGCCAGTGCCGCCCAGTTGTAGAGAGAACCGCCAGCCGGGTAGGAAATAGTCACCGTGTCGCCGTCTGCCGGCAGTCCCGAGAATGTGCCCAGTGCCGTGTTCTGTGTGTTCTGTGTGACCCACGCCGCTACGATCTGAGTCGGCAATTCTCGCAGCGTGAAAGTGTCCGTTACGCTGTTGCCGGTGAACAGTTCCGAAGAGTTGGAAAATGCGTTCTGAGAAATTTGGATAATTTGCCGATTGCGGAAGTCTTGCCGATTTTGTTCCCACTTCATGGAGTCCCAGTTGATATCCTCCGTGACCAGCGAGAACGGTGAACTGGTCAGACTTGGAACGTGGAACTCAAGCTGCTGTGTAGCTGGGTCGACGTACCAGACAAACTGAGACGACGTGGCCAAATTGCTGATGATTTCGGAGAGCGAAGTGTAGTCGGAGATCACCAGAGACGGGATAGTGGAGCCGCCTGAGATCGTGCCGAGCGTGATTGGTGAACCAGTCATCAGCGCGTTGAACAGGCTGGTAACAATAGACCCCGCCGTAACGTTAAGGAACGCCTGAGGAGGTACCAAGATCGCGTCCAGGCATTGCTCCAGAGACACCACGGAGCAGAGATACTTCCGGTATCCTGCTACGCCGTCCCATAATTCTTCAATCCGGTCAATCGTGCCGACGAATACCAGCGTAGTCGTTGTCGGCCCGACGTCGTAAATAAACAACTGAGAACCCATTGTTGGCGAGTACGAATCACCAGCCGCCACGCGAATCGGCACCGTTGCCGTGCCCCGCTGCCGCATCATGAGCTGGAAGTCTGAGCCAGTTCCGCTAAAGTCAAGTCGTGCCGTCTGGTCGGTCAGGCCGCCAATAGGTTCATTGATGACCAGCCATGCCGTAGCGGGAACCGGTGGCACCGACACAGACGCCATTGTCACAAACCCGATAACCGTGCCGTTCGCGTCGTTTGTCGTCCAGTTGACCGTAAGAGCCCCGGAGCCCGGGAACGATGGCACCCCGACGGCGGTAATCGTCTGAGTGTCGTTGTTGGCAATCTGAAGATAGTCCGAGCTGTACGAATGCGCGTTCGATGTTCCCGCGCCGTTCTCGTCCTGCACCGCCGTTGAAACTGAGGACGTCGCCGTATCACGTGCTGCAATTGACGCCCTAAGCCCGCCAGTGCCCGCGCCGCTCACCTTTGATGTCGTAGCATACAACGCCAGCCCAGGATTATATGCCAGCCCGCTCTTAACGGTTTGCGTTACCGGAGCTGCTGCCGTGCTTTTCGTGAAACTGCCCACCCACGCATCCGGCACCTGAAGACATAAGCTGACAGCTTGGAATGCGCCGCTGGGACTTGTCGGAAAGTTCAGCGTAAAGCCGCCGCCGTCGAAGCTTTTGAACGTTCCGCGCAGCGTATCCGCCCCAATTCCAGACAGCCCGAGAACGCAGCCTTTCGCAGCCGACGCACCGCTGGGACTGGAGAACTTTGAAAACGCTGCCGAGGTGCCCACGTTGTCCGAACTGAACAGCGACTGAAACCACTGCCCCGTTTCGGTCGCGCCCACGCTGTCCGTGGCGTTCGGCCCCATGCACCCAAACCCAAACGCCGCGCCGGTTGCTCCCGCTGGTAGTGCCGCCGTAACGGCCCCCGCGTGCAAATGAAACACGAGGTTCGGTTCCCACGTCAGGCCCGTTACCACCGCATCGCCAGACGTCGGCATGTTCCAGTTGATCGTCTGCGATAGTGGCGCTTCGGTAGCCGTAAACGCGATGTAGTTGACCACGTAGCCGGTGGCCGCTGTGTTGGTCGTCCAGTCCACGGTGAACCCGTCAGTATCGATTGTTAGGTGTCCCAGAGATTCGACGGCCCCGGAGTTGGTGACAAAGTTAAGAGCTTCGTCCGCAAAGTACCGCGCCGTGTTGCTGGTGCCAGCAGCATCCTGAATCGCCGCGCAGACTGAGTACCCGCCGCCAAACGGTGACCACACCCCGGCCATCTGCTTGATGCCAGCTTGCCACGTTGCCGCTGATGTGTTGCCGGCGCTGAAGAAGATTATGCACGATGCCTGAAACCCCAGCCCAGTGATGGCCTGAGTTGTGACCGTGCTTGATTTCGTAAACGATCCTGAGAATGCCATATATCAAATCACCATCTTTTCATCATGCGAAAGTTTCCCAAAGTTTCCCAAAGTTTCCCAAAGTTTCCCATGGGAAATCCCACCATTCCCACGTTGGCTATGCTACCTGGAAGCCGGTGAGTACTTCGGATTCGTGCTCTTGAGATACGCAGGAAGCTGCCGCGCCACTTCCCGCACAAACTCACGCGGGTTGTTGACGCCGTTTGCCGTGATGCTGCCGATGTTGATACCGCCTCCGTTAGAGGATGCAACCGGAAAACTAAGTCCTGAGCCACCGTTCGGCATGATGCGCCCAGCCTGATCTGGTATGAACAGTTCCGGCCCGCGTTCCCCGACAATTGACGGTCTGCCGAGAGGAGGACGCCCGCCGTCTGCAAAGCCAAAGAGGTTGCCAAGAACACTAAACAGACCGTTTGTAAACGCTAAAGGACTAACGGCAACAACGTTGACTCGAACAGCATCGGCCCCGAAGATCTTGGCCAAAGAAGACATATAACCGGCCTGAGCTGGTTTTTCAGCATCCGCGCCTGATATGCCGCCGCCGCCCGGTTTGATACCGCCAGACTTGCGAAGCGCCCTTACTTCTGCCGTAGTTCCGTGAATGGCCCTGATTATCAGGAACGCACTCACCAGTGACCCTGCTGCCGATATTACTCCCGAGATCACGCCTCCGAGCAATCCGCCCGACGCTGCTGAGCCTACACTTCCCGCAATGCCTGCCGCTGCTCCTGCCGCTCCAACCCCAGCACCAACCCCAGTTGTAGTAGCCTGAGCCGTTACAGCTGCCGTGTTTAACGCTAACGCACCTATCAATGCAGCTGTTGAGCCCTGCTGAACTGGAAATAGTGCCTGCAATACCGTGTTCGCCAACGTGTTTAGGCCAAGGCTGACAACAAGTTGCTCGATTGCACGCTGAAAGATTGTGCCAAGGATCTGCTGCCCGATACCCTGCAATGCGCCTCGAATCTCCTGCCCGATGTTTTTACCGGGATTGCCTCCCATAATTCCACCAGCAAGAGCTCCGCCAAGTTGTCCGGGAATCTGGCCGCCGATGCCCCGCAGGTTGTGTAGCAGCGGAGCGATACCAGCAGCCTTCTGGTGCATCCGGTCCATCTGAGCCTGGAGCGCATCCAGCGCCTGAAGCTCTGCCGATACGCTTTGACCCTGCGCCGCCTTCAAGTCGATCTGCTGCTGAAGGATCTGTTCGCGCATCCGCAGTTGCGTGCCGAGCGGAACGTTGATTGATTCCGCCATGCTGAGCATTTCTTGATCGTTGGCGATTTCCCGCTCACGCTGGTCCGTCGTTTTGATTCCGGCTTTGTTCAGATCGATCTTGTTGGCCAGCGGCGTGGCAATCCGATTCATGAACGGTTCGTCTATTTTGACCTGTTGAAACTTCTCCGGTGCAGCCGCGTCGATGTTGATTTTCTTCCAGCGCTGCTGCTGTTCCGCGAGATCTTTTGCGCCCTGTTCGGACAGGTCCAGCATCTTCTGGTTAAAATCAGCAGTTGCTTTTAGTTGCGAATCACGAATTGCTTTTGTTTCAGCCAGTTCGGTTTCAAACAGCCGATAACGATTTTCCCATCCTTCGTTTTGTTTCTTGAGCGCCTCTTTCCCGGCTTTAACCTTTTCCGTTTCGGAGTCGTCAAGATCCTTCTGCGCCCGCAGAAGCCTTTCTTTGCCCCTCGCGTCAGCAGCAATAGCGTCGTTTTGCAGTTTGTCGAGCGTAGCTTTTTGCTGTGCGTAGATATCGCCCCGGACACCTGGAATGAGCACGCCCGGATTTACTGCGTTGTTTAGCTCAAACTCTTTTTTAAGCTGGTCGATTGAAGCATACAGCGCCCGCGCTTTGACGAAATCAGCTTGAGCCTCTGCCGCGCCAAGTCCGGCCTTCAGCTTTAGACCTGATGCCTTTCCGAACTGTTCGGTCATGCGGTCGACGTTGATTGAATCAACAGTCTTGCCAAGGCTGGCAATGGCAGAGTCTGCTTCTTTCGTTGCATCTGCTAATTGCTCCATCGCTTTTTTAAGGCCGATGGCTTCGTCTATCGCGTTCCCGATTGATGTTGCAACTCTGCCAAGACCTTCGGCAAACGCAAAGGCTCCGAGCACTGGAAATATGGCCAAGAGTCCAGCCCCAAGCCCTGGCACCAGCCCAATAAACCGTTCTGCCGCTACGCCCATGCCGGGAATTGCGCCTACAAACGACTGAACTTTCTTTCCTGCTTTTTCAGCAGCTTCTCCGGTTTGAGTAATACCAGATACAGCTTTTTGAGTCGCTGTAGTCGTATCGTTTATGCTGCCGGCAGATTTATTAAACGCCTGAGCAATCTTGCCGCCAGCGTTCGCCGCTGCCGCTTCGGCTGCTTTCAGATCCGCCTGAAGTTTAGTCGGGTCGCCTTCAATTTTTACGCGAACGCTTCCGAGATCCATTTAGTTCACCACCGCATTTTTTCGAGTCGCCCAGTCGGGCAGGTCGTCAACTTCGCCGGCCATTTGCTTATCCGGCCTGGTAGCCATCCACTTATCAGCCAGAGCCTTCGATTTCCGTTCGGCCCGGTCGCCCTTACCAAGCAAGTCTTCAGGCGTCCAAGGTGTGCCATCGCTGTCAAAGTGCGCGTTGTACAAGGTCGCCTGAATCGAAGCGTGCAGGTAGTTTTGCCGTTCGATGCCATCCAGCCATACCTGCCGTAATGCGGAAAACTCCCGAGGGGTCAGGCTCCACAAAGTTGCCTCTGTCAAACCCAAACCGTCCCGGGAGACTCCAAACGCCCACACTGTCAGCCAGTCTTCTTCGTTCAGGCCAGCGCGGTCGTGTCCGCCGGAATCGCTTGCACTGAGATTTCCGCGTCCGGCACTGCTTTTTTTACCGCTTCAATTAGCGCCTCAGTCACCAGCGGTTCGTCTGCGGGCTCCATGATGTCTGCGAAATCCAGAGCACGCTGAAAGCCTTCAGAGCGCCACTTGCCTGTGATTGGGTCGAAGCTGCCGGCCGCTGCTGCTGCAAGTTCCAGCACTGACGCTGTGGCCACATTTTTGCCCCATTGCGCCAGTTGGAAGTGTGCAGCATAGGAAAGCCGAAACGTGAGCATCTGGCCGCCAGCCAGCGTGACTGACGGCCATTTGATCGGTTGAACGGTTTGAGGTGTCATAGCAGATTACTGGAGAGTCGGTGCGCCGTTGTTGCTCAGTTCGATGTCGGCAGTAAACACGTCGCCGACTTTGCCCGTCTCATTGAATCCGGTGACGTAGGCCGCAAAGAAATCGGTCGACGCCACAGCCTGATCCGGATAAATAGCCTTGAAGTTGACCAGCGTTTGATTGATCATCAGCAGCCGCAGGCCGCGAATCACGCCTGATGTTGAGTTCTGGTGTGTCGCTTCCTTCGGCATGTAGTTAATCTTAAATTTGATCGTTCCCATGTCGAGCAGCGTGCTGATGCGACGCCGAAAGAGGTCGCCCGCGTTGGTAACGTCAGCGGTTTCGGCCTTGAGCGGCATCGTGAAATCGGACACGTTGCAAATTGTCGTGAAGGTTTCCGGGCTTGAGCCGTTGCCGGCTTGGAGCTGAAATCCTGTGAATGAAAGACCGGCTCCGACGCCGGATGTCTGTGATGCTGGTGCAGGCATGTCGTTTGTTCTCCTATGCGTCCTGATTTACGTACAGCCTCACGTCTACCAGGCGCATAAACGTGAGAGGGTCTGTCTGAGCGATCCCCATGTCAATATCGTTCGCTATCAGATTTGGATAAGTTGCAAGGCCTGGAATACCGGGCCCGTCGAAAGTGTTAAGAAATGCCGTGAGAGCCAGAACCACAAGCTCTGCATTTTCCGAGTCGTTGCCGCTGCCGTAAATCCGGAACTGGCACCGCGTCCAGTTGGTCGGCATCTTGCCCGAGCCTACATAATCGCCCGCGTTTCCCACCATCTCTACTACCACAGCTGGAAAGTCACGGCCTTGAGGTAGGCGCTGGTCAAACCATCGAAACGGTGCAGAACCAAGCAACGCCACCAGCCCCGCGTCAACGCTGGCCGCACTGTACAAACGTGCTTTTAGGCTGCTCATGGCGTGGCCACCGTGACCCGCTGGAGCTTGAGGCGCGTCTGAGTATGCTGGCTGTCTGATTCCGCGCCCAGCAGGTCGTAGCGCGTGCCGTCAACGTCTACCTGCCAGCCCAGCCCGGCCGCCGCGTTACTTGCCAATGGATACCAGCCGGTCAGCAGGACGTGACGAAACCGTTCCGCCAGCACATCCGGTACAGACTTCCGCTCCGTCGCACTGAACCCGTCTGGTGCGTCCATACAGGCGATGTTGACCATGCCGGACACCGCCGCAAACGTGCCGATGAAATTGCCCGTTACGCCCTGCGTTTGCACCGGAGCATAGAAGGTCGCCAGCGAGATAAACAAGCCCGTCTGAACTGCCAGCGGCATGATTGCGGAAAGCGCGTAACTGAAGCCTTGCTGCATTACAGATACGCCTGCCTCTGCGCTTGATTCCACCAGCGCTGCCGGTACGCGAACGAAGTGGAGCACTGCTCGATAATCATGAACGCCCCAGACTCGTCGTCTGTTGTCCGGTACTGCGCCGCTTGCTCCCGCAGCATCTTTGCGCCTTCCGCGGGTTTCATTTCGACGTCAAGGATGCGCGTGAACATGGCAAGTTTGGACGAGTTTGCCGCCATCGCATCCAGCAGGAGAGCCGCGACGCGCAAATATGACACCGCAGAAGCCGGCACGTTTGCGCCCGCCGGTGGCGAATAGAACTGAGCGCTCTGGAACGTGCCGCCCTGAATCGTAAACGCCGCACTGACTTCAGCATCCGCGAACACAAAGTTCTGGCTGTCAGTGTCGGAGATCAAAAGCCTCACGTAACTGATAGCGGGTTCGGTGTCGAAGTCGTAGGTGAAAGCCATAACTATTTCGTCACTTTTACCACGACGGTACCGGCTGCCGATTCTGCCGCCGCAAGGTTAGCCGATATTCTTGCTGCTTCTGCTTCTGCCACCGCAGCTGAGTACCGTTGCACCAACGGCGTTGCCAGAGAGTCGCGGAAATGTTTAATCAGCAATTCATGGATGCTTGCATAGCGTGGTTTTCCGTCGTCATTCTGTTCTGCCATGAAGCTTTTCATTGCCGCAACGGCGTCATCAGATACCGTAGCTTCTACGGTCGTGTTGTCAGCTTCGATGGTGATTTTCATAATGTCTTTGTCTTATTTCCATACCGGAATGTAGCCAGTAGAACCGTCCGAAGTCAGCACCTTCAGCCACGTATACGGCGCTGCGTTTGTGGTAGCAGGGGAGTTTGTACCCAGCAGCGCAGTCCCGGCTCCGGTAGAATTGAGGCCGCTAAACTTCATGAGCCCGCCGATTTCAAACACCTGCGTGGAAGTTGTGTCCGCTGCTCCACGAGTGATAACGACACGGGTCGCTCCGGTCGTTGCCGTCTGGTCGTAAAACCGTGCTGTGCCGCTACCTGCCGAGATCCCGACATCTAGTTGATACGTCGGAATTGCTACTCCAATTCCTACGCTGCCATTAGTGCGACTGATGACCATCGCCGACACACCAGGTACACTATTGTTGTGCCGCAAAAACTCCAAATATCCAGACCCACCGTTATCTTGGATCGTAAAACCGTAGGCGGTAGAAAAATCGTACAAACGTAACGCAGCGCTATACCCATTCCCCGCCGCTACAGTAATTTTTTCATCGGTGCCTGCGGTATAATTTCCAATTTGCAGTCTGGTTGCTGGTGTAGTCGTCCCGATGCCGACGTTACCTTGCACAATCATTCCCGATGCTGGAGCGTCGGATGCGGCGTAGGTAGTGCCAACTGAAATCGCGCCAACTCTGATTCCCGTATAGTTATTAGTTGCACTGAAAAGACCAAATAATTGTGGGCTTGCATTGTTTGACGTGATCCTGACAGCCCCCGCCTCATCACCTATTGAGAAAGCCCCGGTTCCGGTGAATCGCCCAATGCCAGCCACTTCAAGTTTTTGAGCGGGCGTTATCGTCCCGATCCCGACGTTACCGCCGTTTGGTTGAAGAGCCAATGGCAAGTATGTGCTTAATGTACTTTTGTTTGTTACTTGAATCCAAGCTGGAAATGGAGATACGTTTGCAGAAACACCAAAATCCATTACAACGCTACTCGTCGTGTTGCCGACCCTAAATACGCCTGTCTGAGTAGAACCAGATGAAGCTGGTCCGCCTATTGGCCCTACCGCATCTAACGTAACTCCCGGCGTTGCCGTCCCGATGCCGACGTTACCGTTGCCTAAGATTCTCATTCGCTCGGTCAGACCGGCAAACGTGGTTGAGTTCAAGCCTGCTGCATTGCTAAAAAATGCCAATCCGCCAGCCCAATCATTACCTGGCCCTTCCCTGATTCCAGCAACACCTCCGACTAACGTGGCATTTGACGCATCCTTAAATACAATGCCAATACCACGAGCCAGCCCTGAGGCGGGTCCGCCTGTCCTTTCGATGATTGCACCGATCTCGTTGATGGTAGCCGTGCTTACGAGACTTGTTTGTAGCGGGGCCAACGGCGCTGTCGTACCGATGCCGACGTTACCTGTGTTATTTACCATCAAGTAACTTGCCCCTGCGCTACTTGCCGCATTGAAAACTCCACTAGCATTTAGGGCGCTGTTGCCATAAACCTGTAACGAGTAGCCTGTTGCACCTGTTCCGATACTGAGAGGATTGCCGTTCACTTGCAATACCATGCCTCTTGAAGTGCCAGCTGATAAATCAAAACCATCCATCTGTGAATTGATAAGTCTGACCCCAAAATTGGTGGCTGTATCTCCAATCCAAAACTGTCTATTACCAGAAGCGTTATAGCTCAGATTAATTGCAGCCCCATTAGTGGCGTCACTGCCCCCCTGAACACCTGCGCCAGTCAATCGTAGGCCATAACCTGTTGTGGTTTGAATATGCAGCGGCGTTGAGGGCGTTGCCGTGCCAATCCCCAGCCTGTTGTTTGTCGCATCCCAGAAGAACTGGCCAGCGTCCTGATTGAGAATCCCAGAGGCCGAAACATACGGCACCGAGCCAACCGTCGTCAGGTTGCCCACGCCGCCGATTAAGTCGGTGCCCGCTACCGCAATGGAAGGAACGCCGGTCGCCGTGGTGTTTTTAAGCAGTCCTGTCGCCAGCCCAGAAAGCGTCGTGCCGTTGATCTTCACCACGGTCGTCGCTACGCTGCCAGCCGAGCTTGTCACGTCGCCTGTGAGGCCTGGCATTGCTGCAGCCGGTAGTCCGGTGGCATTCGTTAAAACTAATACAGACGGCGTTCCAAGGTCAGGAGTTGTTAAGGATGGTGACGTTGCCAACACAACGGAACCAGAACCGGTTGAGCTGACAGCCGTGCCAAAACCTCCAGCGCCATTGCTCGTCAGAAATTGTGCGTTAGTGCCGTTCGTCGCTACCGCATAATCTGTGCCTGCTACCGCCGCCGAAACGACTCCTGCACCGTTGGCTTTCAGCAACCCGCTGAGCGTACCCGCGCCGCCCCGTGCTGCCGCTACCGTACCAGATGCAAGGTCTGACGCTGAGCCAGATATCGCAATCAGTGCCAGATTGCCCGTGCTTAACAATCCAACTGAGTCTGTGGCAACGTAAGGCCGCGCCGCTGCATTTATCAGCGAGGTCATCGTTACAGTGGACATCGCAATAAATGGTCCGGTAACCGTCAACGAACCAGTCACGGGTCCGACGCCTTCCAGATCTGCAATGGTGTACGGCCCGCCGGTCGGTGGCACCGTCCACTGAGAAGTGACTGGTAACCGCTGGCCGCTCTGGTTGTAGACGACTGTGTACAGCCCGGGAGCCAAACAAATATCGATCCCGTCTGAGACGTTGATCACCTGCCGCGCTTCGACCAGTGTTGCGCCAGCAACGGTCGTGGCGTACTGCAACGTGTAGGTAATCGAGCCGGTCCACACGGTACTATCCGGGTTCAGGAACGGATCGACAATGTTGATAAAGCCGGTATCGCAGACTATGCTCATTTTACCCTTTGCTCAAAACAGAAACGCCGCGTTGACCCCTCACCCGAGTTGTCAGCGCGGCGTCACCGTATAGCCGATTGCTGCGCCTTAAACGCCCTGCCCGGTGGAAGACACGGCCGAACGTCCGTCTAACTGAACGCCACCAAACGCCATCACCGCCTTGAACTCGCTTGCCATTGTCCGGAAGTCGCCAAGGGTCTGGTCGACAACGCCCGAGAGTGACATGGTGTTCGGGACCTTGCGGTACAGCTGAGGTGTCTCGTAGCCGCGCAGGTCGCCAATTTCCAGAGCCGGTCGGCCTTGAGAAGCCGGATCAGCAAAAACGTACCATTGCGTGTATTTCACGCCCGCGCTGGTCGTTACAATGGGCAAATACGGGTCCATGATAACGGTGAGGTTGCCAATGATCCAGTTGTCTACCCTGACGCGCTGTGCACTGGCGAGAGTGGTTGTTGCGCCCGAGCCAGAGCTGGTGTTAGAACCGCCATTCACGTTGACGTCAACGCTGAGCTGGTGCATGATGTTCTGAGCCGTCACGTAAAGCGAAGGCCCAACTACCAAGAACATGCGGCCAGGGATTTCGATAGGATCGCCGCCGGTGTCAACCTGATTCATAAATACAGTCATGCCGTCGGAAAGCCCCTGAACGCTGAGCGCCGGATTGTTTGAAGCCGCCCCGTTTGCCGTGATGATTTGATTGGCGAACGTCGTAGAGAACAGCGTAGAGTTCGGCCCGGTCGTGCCCGAATACAGGTTCGTGATGAACTTGCTCTTCGTGCGTCTTGCGCCGCGTGCCAGCCGCTGAGAAAGATCGCGGAAGATTCCAAGATCATCGTTGATGACAGCTTCCCAAGACACCTTAGCGCCTTTCTCGTATTTCAGAGGTGCGTAGGTGATCGGGGTGCGCTGCGTCATGTCGCCAAGCGGAAG